GGAATGTGTGAAGAACACATTAGGGACTATCTTGCACAAGCAATTCGTCAGAACTTTGTGGTTTCTTTTAACCTACGCTCTGTTCTTCACATTATGGATCTTCGAGCAAAGATGGATGCACAACTAGAAATTCAAGCACTTTGCGAACAGTTTGTTCCCCATCTACAAAGGTGGGCACCTAATGTTTGGAAGTACTACGAAGAAAAGAGACTACATAGAGCAAGACTTTCTCCCTAATACATATGAAATCTTGGTGCGTCAAAGATCATTTAACTGGTCATATATTTAAAGTTCTTTTAACAGAAGAAGAATTCAAAAAGTTTTTGGAAAAAAATGAAGAAATTAGTGAATGTATTGATTGTATAGAATGTGATGACGCACCATCTATCATGATAGAATAAATATTTTTAATTAATTATTCATAAGAATGCCAACATATAGATTTGAAAATACTGAAACGGGAGAAATTTTTGAGAAATGGATGTACATGGCAGAAAAAGATCCATATCTCAAAGAAAACCCTCATTTAAAACCACTCATTCCAACTCAAATGAACGTTGGAGAGGTTGGTGATTTGTTAAGTAAGCACGTCAATAAAAACCCTGGTTGGAATGATGTGCTGCGTAAAGTTTCAAAAGTTCCAGGATCAAACGTAAAACCCGTATAATAAATGGCAAGAAAAAAAAGAAGCAACGATAATCATCCAATTGGTATTGGTATGAGTGCAAGACAATTGAAAAGAAAAAAACCTATTAGTTCTGAATATCTTATTGATATTGAACCATTAACTGAAAATCAAAAAAGTTTATTTGAATCTTATTCAAATTTAAAGAATATTATTGCTTATGGGTGTGCAGGTACAGGTAAAACATTTATTACTCTTTACAATGCCCTGAAAGATGTTCTCGATGATAGCACTCCATATGAACAAATTTATATTGTTCGTTCTCTTGTAGCAACTCGTGAAATTGGATTTTTGCCTGGAGATCATGATGATAAGTCTGCACTTTATCAAATTCCTTATAAGAATATGGTAAAGTATATGTTTCAAATGCCAAGTGATGCTGACTTCGAGATGCTTTATGGTAACTTAAAGGCACAAGAAACAATTAAATTTTGGAGCACGTCTTTTATTCGTGGAACTACTTTAGATAATTCTATTATTATTGTTGATGAATTCCAGAATTTGAATTTTCATGAATTGGATTCTATTATTACTCGTGTTGGAGAAAATAGTAGAATTAATTTTTGTGGAGATGCAACTCAAACTGACTTAGTTAAAACTAATGAAAAAAATGGCATTAGTGATTTTATGAACATTATAAGAAAAATGCCCTCTTTTGATGTGATTGAATTTGGTATTGATGATATTGTTCGTTCTGGAATTGTGAAGGAATATATTATTGCAAAAATGGAAGCAGGTTTTTGATGTTTAATTATGTTGATTTGGATCTTCCCAAACTTGAAAGGGAAACTATAGATGGTGTTCGTTATTATAAAGTTCCTAATGAGAAAGAACTTTTAAAATTAGTTTCAATCACTTCTGTAACTAGTCATAGAAATAGACAATTTTTTGCAGAGTGGAGAAAAAAAGTTGGTGACGAGGAAGCAGATAGAATAACAAAAAAAGCAACTAGTCGTGGCACTGATATGCATACTCTTTGCGAGTTGCATTTAAAAAATTGTGATTTATCTGATGATGTGCTTCCTATTTCGAAAATTCTTTTTTCGATTGCTAAACCTTATTTAAATAACATAAATAATATTCATGCCCTTGAAGATTCTTTATACAGTAAAGTATTAGGAGTTGCGGGAACAGTAGATTGTATTGCGGAATATAATGGTGAATTAGCAGTTATTGACTTTAAAACTTCTAAAAAACCAAAACCACGAGAGTGGATTGAACATTATTTCGTACAAGCAGTTGCTTATGCTTGCATGTTATATGAATTGACTGGTATAATGGTAAAAAAATTAGTCATTATAATGGCTTGTGAAAATGGAGAATGTATCGTTTATGAAGAATACGACAAAGCAAAATACATCAAACTTCTCGGGGAATATATTAGAGAATTTGTTAGAGATAAACTTCAGCAGTATGAATAATCAAGTAAAAAAAGAGATAGAAAGCAAGTTTTTGTGTTCTCAAAGATTTGCACAAGAGATAGAAAAAATAGTTAAATCATCAAAAATTAATTATATTGATGCTATTGTTTGTTATTGTGAAGAAAATAACATTGAAATTGAAACTGCATCAAAATTAATTTCAAAACCATTGAAAGAAAAAATTAAGAATGATGCTATAGAACTTAATTTTCTTAAAAAGACGACAAGAGCAAAATTGCCTTTATGAGATGTGACCCCATTTGAAGTCTATAAAAATTATTTGGCATTTAAAAATCACTTCACAAAAAAAGAATATGACTATTTTAAGTATTGTGGAAAGTCAAGAGCATCATTAGAATCTTTTCATAAAAGAAAAGATAGATTTTTCTTTGAGAAAACCTCTAGACAAAAAAGTGATGATGAAATTAAATATTATTTTGTTGCAAATTTTGTAGAGTGTAGTGATTCTCAGACATTGTGGATAGGTGAAATTATTAAAAATGGTGAAAGTACATATAAAGAATGGATGAAAAAGATACAAAGTCTTTCTTATCTGTTTCAAACTGAAATAAATGTTTTTGTGAATAAAGAAAACTTTAATAAATTATTTGAGTGTAAAAGGGGACAACATCCAGAATTACTAAAGTTATATTTGCAAAAAGCAATTACTTTAGAGACAATGGTTATATTGAATTCTATTTTAGATTATGTAAAGGATTTTGATTCTAAACTAACCGATCCTGTGTGGGAAACCGTAAGTTTAAAAATAAAAAAATATACTCCATTTCTAAATATTGATGTAGCAAAATACAAAAAAACATTAAAGGAGATTGTTTTATGAGTGGATTTTTTGATTCAGAAATGGTCAGAGAATCGATATTAGAACTTGATGAAATGCAAGAACGACTGATTTATGATGTCTTTCAGTTGCCTTTTTACAGCAACGAACAAAAAAAAGACCATCTCAAATTAATGAGAGACTTTTTAGAAAAGCAAAAAATTTTTATCTTTCGTATATCTTTATCTGATGACCCAGAAGCAGTTGAGATGAAAGAAAAAATTGTTGAGTCTGCAAAATTATTTGGTTTGAAAGAGAATGAGTCTATTGATGTCTTTTTTGATAAGATGGAAAATTCTTTAAATCGACTTGAAAAAACCCTTGACATTTGATCTCCATTCTGCTACAATTAATTTGTGGGAATTTCTCACACACCATACGTTTAATACGTTTAATACTAAAATACGAGGATACTAATGAGTTTTCAAGATCTTAAAAAACAATCAAAGATGGGTTCTCTTACTGAGAAACTCATCAAGCAAGTTGAAAAACTGAATGATTCTGGAACAAAAGACGATGATCGTCTTTGGAAACCCACAATGGATAAGAGTGGTGTTGGATCTGCAGTTATTCGATTTCTTCCTGCCCCATCTGGATGTGAATATCCTTGGGTGCAAGTATGGTCTCATGCATTTAAAGGACCTGGTGGATGGTTGATTGACAATTGTTTGACTACTTTGGGTTCTTCTTGCCCTATTTGTGAAGCAAATCGTGAATTGTGGAATACGGGAAGTAAGGATAATCAAAATATTGTTAGGGATAGGAAGCGCAAACTTTCTTATTATTCAAACATTTACATTGTAAAGGATCCAGGCAATCCAGACAATGAAGGAAAAGTTTTTCTTTATAAGTTCGGTAAGAAAATCTTTGATAAAATTTCTGCTGCGATGCAACCAGAATTTGAAGATGAACAACCTATCAATCCTTTTGATTTTTGGAAGGGTGCCAACTTTAAACTCAAAATTCTAAAAAAAGATGGGTATTGGAATTATGATAAATCAGAGTTTGCATCTCCCTCAGTTCTTCTTGATGATGAAGAAGATCTAGAAAAAATTTATGAATCTCTCTACGATTTGAATGAATTCACAAACTTGAATGAGTTTAAATCCTATGAAGATTTGAAAAAACGTCTTGAGTATGTTCTTGGTCTGCGTGGAGCACCTAAGAGCAAATCAATTGACGAATCTACTGAAGATGAGGAAGATGATTGGAAAAATAATATTGGTAAAGAAGTAGCAAAGGAAGAAAAATCATATAGTGCTACGTCATCCACAAAATCTTCATATGAAGATGATGATGAAGAAGAAGATGATGCTCTAAGTTATTTCCAAAAACTTGCTGAATCTTGATATTAAAAGACCCTCATATGAGGGTCTTTTTTTTACTTATTTGATTGAGATAAAACTTTTTTAGTTTTTTCATCGATATAATTTGTTACTTTATTATCATATCTCATTAAGTTTTTAAATTCAGTTATAATTACACTTAGATATTCTTTTTTTATAATTAATATTTTTCTTTTTTCTTCATTCTTTCTTACTTCATATTCGTAGTTTGTAATTTCTCTATTTGGATTAATTACTTCTACTATATCATTGGACGTATTAGTATAATTTGCCTGATAACCAGGTTTTTGTATTTTTACTTTTAAACCTTCTAATGGAGTATTCATTTTTATGATAGTTGTTTGAATCTAAAAATAGGAACTACTTCACCATTAACTTCTTCACCTACGATTTCATATAATAATTCAGTGATTGGAATATCCACTTCACC